CGCGCGGATTGATGAATGTGACGCCGCGGTCGTCGGAGTAGTCGTAGGTGATCGTGGGCAAGCCCGCGGGCGCAGATCCGGTTTCCATTTCGAGGTCGAGCCGGCCAAAGAATTGTCGCTTGCCGCCGGCGTAGATATAAGGCAGCGCGCGCTGCCAGCCGATGTCTGTGCCGGCGTCGTCGTAGAAATTGAGGCTCGACTCGAACAGGCCGGGCCCGCCGGTCCAGGCAGTGATGTGCATTCCGCCGGTGCCCCACTCCGGTATGAAGGTGTGCAGATTGGTCTGGTACGGCGAGAACACGCCGGCCGCCCATTTGGCGCGCTGATGCCAGGCGCCTGTTTCAGCCTCATAGACCCACGTCTGCGCGCCGAAGTTGATGACCCAAAACGAATGGCCGTCCTCGGAATAGGCATAGCTGACCGCGCCTGGTCCGAGGCCGGCTGCTTTCCAGCTTGCCTCTTGCGCGTGGTTTGAAATCCGCACGGGCGTGAAGCCGTTCAGAAAATAGGCCGAGACGTTGCCCTTGCGATTGGAGCCGAGAAAGAAGACTTTGCCGTCGATCGCGACCTGCCCCCACGGGCTGATGTTGCCGTAGCTGCCGGCGGCGCCGAACACTTGAATGAAGGCGTTGGAATCCTGCGTCGTGTTGGGGTTCGCCTGCCACACTTCAAACGTTTCGTCGCCCCACACGTAGAGCTGGTTGCAGTCGGCGAGGATGGACCGGACGTAATCGGCGTAGGTTTCCTTCGAGAAAAAATCGAGCCCGTTGAAGCTGGTGCCATCGAGCACGGCAGAGAAATTGATTTGGCGGCCGACGTCGGGCGTAAGGCCGCGCGCGCGGTTGACGAGGAACGAGTCGGCGAGATAGGCGCCGGTGATCGCGTCGAGGCTGAAGCCGGCGAATACCGCGTAGGCCACGGGAGCTTGAATGCCGGCCGAGGACTGAAGCACCAGGTGCGTCGCGTCCGTGACGGATGCGATGAAGTATGCCACCAGGTTGATCAGGATGCTGGTGCCGGCGACCCAGGTGATGTCGAATTGGTCGTCTTGGTTGATGCCGTTGCCGGGGTCCCAGGTGACAGCGGTTCCGGCCGTGGTCACATAGCCCACGTAATCTCCGACGCGCACCACGGTGATGGCCGCCGGCGGGTTCGCGATGTAGGCGAAGCCGCCGGCCACGATGAAAAGCTGGTTGCCGTTGCCGTACATTTGAACGGGCGTCGATGGCGGCGCGCCGGGCCCGAACAGAGACACCGAAATCGCGGCTCCGGCCTGACTGACCTCAATCATGATGTAGGGGCCGGCGCCCGATGCTTGGAGGCACACGACGAACAAGCGCCCGCCTCCGGACCATACTCCGAGAGGATTGCCGGCGCCCGCGGTCGCCAGAGCCGCCGCACCGAAGCCGTGCTTGCCCGGAACGCCGAACAGCACCGCTTTGTTCTTTCCCGTCGCCGGCGCGATCGCGGTAGCAGCGACCGCCGCTTCATTCGGGTCGTCGATCATCGCGGGAAACAGGTTGATGCAGGTTTGCGCGCTGACCGCCGGCGAGCGCGACGCGTAGTCTTCGCCGACCAGGGGGATTTTCATTTACTCGAAGCCTCCCGAGAGCCACCAGCGGCTGTCGGCGTTGCGCGCGCCGTGTCCGAGGCCGGCAGCGTCGTTGCGGAGCCGCGGTACCGGCGCGTTGTTCGACTGGATGCGGGCGAGCGCTTCGTTCGCGAGATCGGGCGCTTCGGGCGCGAGACTCGCCTGGGTCGGGTAATGCGAGGCGACGCGGAGCGCCAGGTTGTAGACGATCGCTTCCTCGTAGCCGTCCGGAAGCTCCACGACGTCGGTGAGTGCCACGAACTGCTGAATCGCGCTCAACGTGAACAGCTCCAGGTCGTTTGCCGCGATCGGTTGCGGATAGAGATAGAGCTTCGAGTCGGGCATCGCGTGGTCGTTATAGAGCACCGCGGGCCATGCGCCGGCCTCCAGTTCGGGGAATACGATGTCGGCCCAGTCGGTCACTTCGACGACGCGCAGGGGCTTGTGCAGCTCCGGAGCTTCGTCGGTGAGCACGATGTTGGCGCGCACGATCTTGATGGGACGCGGCGCGACGAAATCGCCGGTCGGGCCGATGAAGTAGTCGGTTTGTTGGGGGGTGAGTGCGTATCGATCAACCTGCGTCTCGAAGACTTTCAGCGGGTCGCAATTCCACGAACCGAGCATTCTGTTTAACGCGGCGATCGCTTCGGTGGACTGGTCCGGAGATGAGATGCGTCCAGGCCGCCCGGTGATGCCTGCGATCCTCAGAGCCGAGCCGATGAGCTGCGCGCACGTGATGGTCGGGTCGGCCATTACTGACCTCCCTGCTGCTGCGGCTGCGGCGGGCCCTGCGGCAGCGGGTTAATCTGCGCGTACAGGTTATTGAGCGCGTCTTTGGTGCGCTTCGCGTTCTGGAGCAGCATCGGATCTGCCCCGCCCGCGCGCCCGTATTGAGGCAGCAATGCGAGGGCGAGATTGAAGTGCAGCGCGTCGGGCCAGCCGTCCGGGAGGTTGAGCGTGTCGCCTACGGTGACGAACTGCGCGATCGCCGCCCAGTAGTCGAGCCACAAAATACCCGGCAATGCCGCCGGCATCGGATGAACGCGAAGATTGATCAGCGGGAAAGAGCCGTCCGCGGCGAGCACTTCGGCCAGCACGGAAGCAGACGCGATCGGGTCCGAGACTTCTTGCGCGAACTGATCGAAGCTCATGACCTTCATGCCCATTCGGAAATTGCCGGAAACGCTTTGCGCGCCAGTGACGCGGATCGGCCGCGACGTGGTAGCGAGCGTGCCGCCCACGCCGAACGTGTAATTGTTGGTGCCGGCGGCGACCGTGAACGGGCCGTGAAGCAGCGAGGGAACTGTGATGCCCTCGGTCGACCAGCTCGACAGCAGCATGTTGAGCCGCGCGAACGCGTCGGCGGATTCCGCGGCCGTGAGCGTCTCGCCGGGCGCGACGGCGCCCATATCGAGGAACGAGTTGAAGATGACGTCACTGACGAGCATGGGGGGTCCTTGCGCCGCGAAACGGCGCGGGCATTACGGGTTGATTGCCGAGGTGGTTTTGCTGTAGGTGATAACGGAGAGGCCGCGGTTGAGTTGCGCGCCCCACGCTTGAACGTCCGCCGCGTCGTTGCCGGTGTCGTTTCTGACCAATTCGGAATAGGAAAGACTTCCAGGTGTTGTGGCGGATACCGAAAACCGCTGCCAACTGGGAGTCACCACAAGGTTGGGCGAGTAGAAGGAGTTGTTGAGGACGTCATAGAGCATCAGCCGCAAACTCTGGTTGCCTCCGGTATTGCTTCTGAGCCAGACCGACAGCGTGAACGGGCCTGCGCCCAGGGCGAGCGGAGTAACATACTGATACAACTGTGAGCTGGCCGGAATTTGTAGCCGTTGCGCGGAGCCTGTGATGCCGTCCGGTCCCACCGCGTAGGCCGGCGTTGCCGTAATGGCGATCTTCGCCCATGCCGCATTCGTGAAGTCCTCACTCCACACCATGAAATTCTGGGCCGGCGTTCCTTGCAATGCGCGACCCAGGCATACGCCGAGGCCTATGCCGATGGCAAAGTCGCCCATCTTAAAAAATCCCGACGATGCTGGCCGCGGTCGTTCCGGTGGCGAAAATTCGCGAGCAGGCAATCGGATGAATTACTCCGGGCAGGAGTCCTACGAAAACGACGTTATCGTCTTCGAGCATGTTCACCGTGAGGTTGCCGCCCACTCCGACATAGATGCCGCGCGTCGGCGTGGGGAGGTCCGCGGTATCGCTTGGTGTGATCGCCGCCGCGCTTACCGCGGGTGTGCTTACGAGCCCGTGTTTGAGGGGCCCTGCTGCTGCTGGCATATTGTTATTTCTTCCTTTTCGTCGTCATCGTCATCCGTCGAGATCTCGACCGAGAATCCAATTGCATCGGCCAGCCCGTCTTCCTTGGGCGGCCGCCGCGGCTCGACGGCCGGAACATGGGCGAAGCCATAGAGGTGCGGCTTCCGGATGCGCCGGCCGAACGAGTCGTACAGCATTGGCTTAGACCTTCGGTGCGGTGGGATTGACTACTACCACGGGCGCGACGGGCTTCGGCTTCGCCGGCGCATTGGGATTCGGAGCCGTGCGCGACCAGCCGGCCGCGGTAGCGTCGTTTTCTTCCTTCTCGTTTCTCACGATCTTGTGCGCGTCGGTCCCGAGGTACACAACGGCCGGGTACTCTTTCGTGCCGGCGGGAACGGGAGATGGGCGCGGATGAACCTGCTTGTCGCGCGCCTGATTGTCTTGTCTCTTGAACATGGTGATGGTTTCCTTTTTTCTTTTACTGCTTGACCCAAAAAACGCTCACCACGCCGGGGTCGGCGACGTTGGCGAATCCCTCATACTGTTTTTGAAACGTGCCGCGGGTGTCGCTTGACACGGTTCCGACCGGGCTCTTGTCGCCGGTGAGGACGCTATACCAGTCGCCCGTTCCGCCAGGCGCGCCGAATGGCATCTCGAGAAATCCAACCGGGTCGGTGGTGATCGGGGGAAGGATCAGCACGGGCGGCGAATAGGGGAGCGGCAGGGCCATCTTGCCCGAGGCGTCCACCACGGGCATGAGGATGGAGCCCGCCGGCGGCGACGCCGGATCGTAAGCGGCGGTACCGGCCGCGGCCACGAGCGCCGGCGAGATGCCGGGCCCGACCGCGATGTTGGCCTGGCCGAATGACGGCACCCAGGCGTAGCCCTGCACAATTCTGATCAGGTCGGTGATGTAGGGGTCCCAGCCCCACAACATAATTTGCGTGTCGAGCTTATACTTGCCCGCGATCGGCAAGAGCACGGAGGGCGTCGTTCGGGTGATGAGGGTGGTGGCCGAAATCCCGAAGTCGGACGCGTTGTAAGGCAGCGCCATGAACGCGATCAGGTCCGGAGGCAGCGAGGCTTTGTAAGCCGCGTTGAACTGGACCTGGTCCTGAGTGTTGAAGATCGGGCTTAGGCTCTGCGCGGCAAGCGTCAGAGTTAAAGCGAAAGTTAGAACGAAAGCTCGGAGAGTGCGCATGGTTTCCTTTGGCTAAGTCGGAAAAAGACGGGCGGTCTTTGCTAACCGCCCGCGAAAAGGAAGGAGTCGGGGCTTCGGCTAATAACTCGGATAAAACTTGCCCGAGTTCGCGTCGTAAGTGAACGTGAGAGGCTTCGACACCACGCCCGTCGAAGCGAGCGCGATGTTGTTCGCGGTGGTGGTCGTGAACGCACCGTCCGGGATCACCGTGAAAGAGCCATAGGCGAAGCCGAGCGGGATGTTAAACCCGGTGATGGCGAGCGCGCCGGTGATATGAAAGAGCTGGCCGGAAGGCGTGATCAGGCCGGCGGCCGAGGCCACAGCGGCGGTCGGTTGTGCGGGAACGAAGTCGTTGTTCCAGCCGGGAACCCACCGATTGACGACGGTGGAACAAAGCCATTGGCGGGCGTCGCCGCCGATGGCCGAGGTGGCAATCGTGATCCACGGAGTCGACACCGTAGTGGTGGCCGTGCAGGAGCCATAGGGATCGTAGGCCGCGAATGCGCGAGGCAAGCCGACGAGAGTCATCGCGCCCGAGGCGTGCGAACTCTTTTTGCCCGTGTTGTCGCGGGTGACGGGAACGGTCAGGCCGCTGGCGTAATACTTACCCACGGTCATCAGCTCGGAATCGATGAGGATCATGCGGGCGGCGGCGACATTGGTCGCCGAGGCGAGCACCGCATAGTTCTGCGTGGCGGTCATGGCGGCGGTGATGGTGCTTTGCGTCACGAGCGTGGCTTGCGCCGCGGCGAGCGCGGCGAAGGTGGCGAACAGGGTCAGAGTCTTGAGGGTTTTCATGGTTGTTTTTTCCTTTTGAATCGAAACGGGGATGGCCGCGCCAGACGCCCCGTCGCGTGTTAGCTGAGGGAGAGAATCCTCACGGCCGCGTTATCCGGATAGAGGTTGCCATACCCAACCGCCATCTCTAATCTGTTGCGCATCGAGCTCGACTGCTGATCCCACGACCGCACGAAGCGGACCGAGAGGCCCGTCGCGGGGTCGCGCATCTGGCCGGCCATCTCTTGCGAGGTGGGGCTTTCGAGCTTCACGCCCACGAGCGCGAATGCGTATTTGGTCAGGCCCATTCCGACGAAGCCCGTCTTGCCGTTGGGCGAGGCGGTTCCAGGGAACAGGGTCAATGCGGCGCCCGTGGCGGGCCCGGCGTCGACGTTCTGATACTGCGAGCCAGGCAGCTCGATCGCGGGCAGGAATTGGAGCACGTCGGCCGCGTTGCCGGCGCCGAGGCCTACCAGCGGAGCGGTGACGACGAACTGCTTCAGCCGTCCCACGCTGCGCCGGGTCACCGGGTTCGCGTTGTTGACGAGCACCATGTTGAACGTGTCGCCAATGTTGAACGTGTCGCCCGCGGTGCAATTGATCGACAGGCTGCTTCCGGACTGGCCGCCGCCGTTGACGGTGACCGCGCCCGCCCAGGTGCCGGCGGTGTGCGCGTAGAGCTGGTTCGATTCGTAGGTGTCGAAGCCCTGGAATTTGCCCAGGCTTCCTTCTTTCCACAGTTTGCTGATGTCAGGCTGCGGATTGAAGTTCACCAGCGTGTTGGCGCTGATGGTTTCTTCCATCGTCGGCGTCATCACCAGGCCGCGGTCGGTGGTGGGACACGAGTTTTCATTGAGACGCGTGCGGGCGGCGCCGTAGGTCTGCGGAGCGGTCGGGGTGACACCGAGAACGCCGACGATGTTGTTCGTGTTGTTCTTGGCCCACAGCGAGCAGCGAGAGTCCAGCTCGGCGGCGAGCTGTTCGGCCGCTGGGATGATGTACTCTTTTTTGATTTCCGAGTTCGGGCGCTCCAGCTTGAGGGCGGCTTCGATGTCGTCCCATCCGAAGTGGACGCCGAAAGGTTGGTCGATCGAGACGGTGGTATACCGGCGATCGATGGGCTGCTCCTGATAATTCAGGCCGTCGGTGATCAGAAAGCGTTGCGGGAGCTTCACGCGTACCGTGTCGCCGATGGCATAGCTTTTCTGGAATTCCTTGTTGTAGTCGGTGTTGAAGAACTGCGCGATTTGCGATTTGTTCTTCAGAGTCCTCAGCGTTTCGGTTGCTACCCAATCCGCGAAGACGAAATTGTTAGGCATGAGGGGTCCTTCGCCGCGTTAGCCGCGGCGGGCTTTGATTTCGCGAGCGTTTTCGAGCGCTTCGTAGCGTGTGAAATCGCCTGCGGCAAGTGCCGCTGCCGCGCCGTCTGCCGGTTCAGTGGCATGGCCACCGAGGTCGGTTGCGGGCGGGGGAGCTGCGGTGTGTTTCTTTACAGGAGGGACCAGGTGGATTCGGTTGCTGCCGGCTGCCGCGGCTTTCTGGCCGGGCAGTGCAGCCTCGATCTCGATGAGCGCGCGGACCGCATCGTAGGGGTCAAGACCCGCGATGCGCTTTCCTTCGGCCGAGCCGTTCTCGCCGAGCGCGTAGAGGATGCGCGGGCCGTGTTCGCTTTTGAGGATGAACCCGTCCATCACGTTCGTAATGGGCGTGTCCTTGCTGAACGCGACGTCAGCGAAATCCGCGTGTTCCTCTTTGGCGACGGCTACCTTCGACTGCCACGCGTCCGACAGCGTTTTCTGCTGTTCGGCGGCGGCGCGCTTCGTCTCGGCTGCCGCGATCGCTTCGCTGGCTTTGAACGTCACCAGGTCCGCGATGTAGGCGTCGTTGGCGGCGTCGTATTCGGCGAACGTGGCGAAGTCATTCAGGCTCGGTTTCTTCGGGGCGGCCGTTTTATCGGTCGCCGGCGCCGCGGCTGCCGGGGGCGTGACGGTTGCGGGGGGCGGGGCCGCTTTGTCGCCTGTGTCCGTTTTGCCTTGCAGTTCCGCGCGCTGCCTGAGCAGCTCCGCGATCTCGTTTCTAAGTTCTACCTTCCGGTCCTCGCCGGTCTTCGGTTTCTTCTCCTGTATTGCTTTGTCGGGGGTTCCGGGTTCCGGGACCGGGGTGTTTTCGGATGAGGCGGGCGGGACCTCGGGGAGCGCCGTGTTCTGGTCGCGCGCGTTTTCGGCCTGCTCGTAAGCGGCGAAATCGTTGGACGCGAGGGCCGCGTCCTGCGCGGCGTTCAATTCTTCGGGAGTCGACGAGGCTCCGGTTTGTTCGTCATTCATACGTTTTGTCTCCTGCGGTTGGCGATGCCGCGTTACGCCGGGGTCTTCTTGCAAAATGAGGGGGCCTCTGGTACTTCCGGCCCTTGTAAATCAAGGGTTCGGATGGCACACTTGAGGTCCGATGAACTGGATTATTTACGTCCTAAAACACCCGCGAACCAAGGAGATTCGCTATGTGGGGTGGACAATGCGGCGCGCCGCGCGGAGGCTGACTGAACACATCAACAAATCACTTCATCAGCCCCGAACACATAAAGATCGCTGGATCTGTTCTCTTTTTTGCCTCGGCCTCCGCCCCTTACTGGAAGTCATTGAAGTCGGGACGGGTGACGGTTGGGCCGAAGCGGAACGCCGCTGGATAGCGTCTCATCGCGCAAAGGGCCATCGACTGGTGAACGATACAGTCGGCGGGGACGGGATTCCGGTCTGGGGAACCCCGGAAGAACGCAGCGCAGTAGCCAAAAAAAGAGAAGCAGCTAAAACATTCGAAGTGCGCAGCTCAACGAGGAAAAAAGCACAAGCTGGAATAACTCCCGCACGACGCTCCGAAATCTCCCGCAATCGCTGGGCTCGCTTCTCTAAACAGCAACGGTCTGAAATTGCGACTAAGCGGGAGGCCGCCAAAACGCCCGAACAGCGAAGCGCATCGGCAAAAAAAGGTAAAGCGAATACAACACCTGAGGAGAACAGCGCCTCGCAGAAAAAGAGGCTGGCCACGCGCCGCCTTAATATGAAATCTCCTTAAAAATCGTGTTAGGCCGCTTCGTCGGCTTGTTGGGCCGCGGCGTCCTGCGCGCTCTGCTGCGCGTCGGCGGCGGCGCCCTGCGCCTGCGTCGCCTGCGTCGCCTGATGGCCCTGCGCGCTGTCCTGTGAGGCCGCGTCGGCCGCCTGGTCGGAGGCCTGCGCACTTGCCGCGGCGCCATGATCTGCCGCCTGCGCTTGCGCATCGCCAGCCTGCTGGCCTTGCTGCAAATCTTTCGCGTTCGCGTGTTCCTGCATCAGCATGTTGCCGGCGTGTATCCGGTCCAGCTTGTCGTTGACGATGCCCAATTCCTTGTCGAGCTTCTGTTGTGCCTGCTCTGCGTTGATCGTCGCCAAGCCCAGGACCCGCTTCGTTTCTTCCTGCATCGTCGCGATCTGGATCCGGACCTGCAGCTCGGGTTGTTTGGTCTGAATTTTTTCAAACAGGCTCTGCGCCAGGGCGTGCGCCTTGTCGAGTTCCTGCTTCATGCCGGCCATTTGCTGTTGAGCGGCGGCCGGAATCTCCTGGTCGCCAGGGTCGAACGCTTCCGCGATCTCGTCGCCGATCGGTCCCAGGTTCTTGAGCTTGACCGCGAGCGCCAGAATTTTCGGCGGGCATCCTTTCATGCCGATGAGCGATTCGACGAAATCGTCGGCCGCGTCGCGCGTCGATTGTTCGGATGGGCCCACGCTTATCGTCGTGCCGTGATCGCCATCGGCCGTATTGAACTGCGTTGTCTCGCCGGTCTGCGGGTTCTGGACGGGCTGGTTAATCTTCTCGGCCGAATACGTGTCGTCGGGCGCGCGCGTTCCGACTTCGCGGGCCGTGTCATACACCCAGTCGAGTGCATCGTCGGCCATGCGTCCGGTGCGCTCCAGGCCACGTTCGAAATTGCCGATGAACTGGTAGACGCCTTGCGCTTCCTGCCGGTCGAGCGCGTCGATGGCCTTGCCCGACTTCGCGTCGAAGTTCTGGCCGCCCTTGCCGTTGACCATGCCGTTGCCGACGCCCATCGCGCTTTGCACCGCAAGCCGGAAGGAGCTGGCCGCCATCTCCATCGCCTGAAGTGGCGGGTCGTAGAGTTGCCGCTGCGGGAGCGGCAGGACTTCCTTGCCGGTCGCCGCGGTCAATGCTTTCACTTCGCCGTATGCGAGCGCCTGCTTGTTCACGTCCGCCCACGGCGTTTTCGTGTCGAACTGGCCCTCGTAGCCCATGTAAAGGACCTTCGGGACCATGCCCATCACTTCGACTTCGTTGGTCTTCGCGTAGCAGTAGGCCTTGTAGGAATCGCGCGCTTTTCTCACCATCGAGAGCAGCCGCTTTTTCGAGCCGCCGCCGTCGTCGACGTATTCTTCGGGCCCGAACACTGGAATGATCGGGACCTCTTTCCACTTCGTTTTGTTCCGCTCCAGAATTTCGAGGCCGTTGGTGATGTACTGCATCACAGTCGGCGTTTCGGTCTTGCGGTGATTGAGCAACGGGACGTCGTGAGTGGCGCCGTTGAGCGTGATCCGGACTTTCGAGTCTTTGACTTTTGCGCCCTCGGGCAGCTCGTCGAGAAAAATCTTCTGCGGGTTGGCCTTGTCGCCGGTGTCGAGCAGGAGCAGCTCGCGCGATTTCTTTTCCAGGCGCCAGTATTCCGCGACCTGGATCCGCTTGTCTTTAATCCACGCCGGCGCGGTGAGGATGTGTTCACCCTCGAAGCTCTGAATTTCGGCGTCGGGCCATCGGTTTTTGAAGGCCTTCTCGCTGAAAAAGTCGAGCAGGAAGCCGTGGCCCATGTCGGACCAGTCGCTTTTTTTGGCGAACGGATCGAGGTAACAGGTGTCGGGGTTGGCGATCGCCTGAATAAGCAGCTCCTGGTCGAAGCTGTCTCCCTGCCCGCTGTATTGCGTGGTCAGCTTCCAGTAGCCGTAGCCGCGCTTGATCATGGATTCGAACCCGGTGGCGTAGGCGATTTGGGCGACCGACTCGTACTCAATCTGCCGAATCATGCCGGCGCGCTTTTGCGCGGTGGCGTCGGTGGCGCCGTTGCCCTTCGGGGTGACCTTGATGGCGCGCTTGTTCTGGCGCATATCGCCGATGGCCTGCGAGGTGTATTGACTCAGCTCGTCGAAGACCAGGCACGGCCGGTCGGCGGCTTTGCGGTCCTTACGCTCCTGCGCGGTCCACGGGCCGTCCGCGATATAGCGCATGTCCTCGTTGCCCTCTGTGCGGATATCAGCCCATTCCAAAACATCAGAGTCGAAGGTGGTTTTGATTTCGTCCAGGAGGGCTTCGTCGTTCATCAGTTCAACCTCACTTCGAGCACCGCGGGCAAATGATCTTGCCTTTCTTCCGGGTCCAGCCCTTTTCAGTCGCGGAGATTTCAGCCGCTCGCTTGTCCTCGCCGGGGAACAGGTCGAAGTAGGTACACTTCGCGCACACCAATTGGAGTGCTCCGTCCGCTTTGGCGAGGCGCATGTTCATTTCGGCGCCGCCGGATTCGCGGCCGGCGCCGCCGCCGCGGTGCCGGTGTTGAACAGCGGCGCCGGCGGCGCGACAATCGTTCCGCCCAGTGCAGCGAGCGTTGCGGCGTTCGTTGCGGCGATTTCCTCGGGCGTGACCTTCTCAATGCGCATCAGCAGCGCGTGGATCGGCGCGGTGAGCGTGATGTAGCGGTCCCACATCAGCAGCTTTTGCGCCGGCGTTTGGGACGCGATCAGCGATTCGAAGAGGTTGATCTGCGATTGAATAATCGCGAGCAGAATTGCGGAAGTCATAGAACTGTCAGCTCCAGACGCCGCGGGACTGCGGCGGCCGATACGCGATCGGCACGGGTTTGGTAATCATGCGGTCGAGGCCATCGGTGATCATGTAGCGGGTTGCGTCGAGGAAATGGTCAAATTTCTTGACGATCTTGCTTTGCATTCCGAGTTCGGTTTCCTTCTTGCGCCGGTGGTAGCGCGAAAACTCGCTCTGCCATTTCGTCAGCGAGCGGAACACCTTGAAGCGGCCGGTGACCATGCGCTCCCACACTTCGGCTATCCCCGACTCGACGAGCTTGTGACCGGCTTCCACCAGGTCGAGGCCGTGGCCGCGATACAGCTCGATGAGCTTTTGTCCGTCGATCTGCGACGACTGCCCGCCGGCGGGATCGCCGACGCCCGGTATCCATGCGTCCTCGCCCGAAATTCCCTTGATCGCGGTGGCGTGCAGCAGCACGTTGTACTCTTCGCTGTAATACTCGCGATAGAGATAGAGCACGTCGGTGTCGGGGTTGATCGCGCCCCACACGACGGCGGTCTTGCCGAAATCGATGGCCCATCCGCGCCGCCAGTGCTTCGGGATCGGCAGGTCGTCGACCAGCAGTTCTTCCACGTCGATGGGGTAGATAGCGCCTTCTCCCAGCGCGGGCTCGCCCTGCGATCGCGCGCGCAATTGCGATGGCAGGTACTTCCTGCTCATCTTCAAAATTTCGGCTTCCGTGATGTGCGGAGCGTCCGCCCAGGTGATCTGGACGAAATACTTATCCGGGTCCTCGCCGTCGTTTTCGAGGAACGTGCGAACGATCTCGGTGTCGCCCTCAATCGGCGTGAACGTGATCAGTAACAAGCCGCTCTCTTTACCCGGCACGGTCGACATCGTGCGCATCAGGCACTCGTCGTAAACTTCTTTGGGCGGCTCTTCATCTAGCAAAATTGCGTCACGTTCAGTTCCTTCGAACGAGTCGCGGTCCTTGCCGTAGGACTTGAACCCGATGGTCGAAATTCCGCCGCTGACGTGCCGCACCGAAACCGTGTCGATGGCGTTTGCGATGCCGCCCGATTTCGGCGTGGTGCTCACAATGGCGTCGCCGGGGATCATCCCGGTTCCGAGCCCCACATTGAATCCGCGCGCGTCTCGTGACCGCTCAATTTGTCCGAGCAGCTTTTGCTGCATGATGTCGCGCGTCGTCTCGCCTGTCTTGCCTGCGACCCACGCTCGAATCGCGTGATCGAAGCGCCTGCCCTTCCACCAGTGCGGATACTGGCCGGTGGCATGAACGCTCATCTCATACGCGCCCAGGCCTTCCGATTTGCCGACTCGATTTCCGCAAATTGCGAGCCGCTCGGTGTGTTTCAGGCCCGCCGCGAAAAACTCTTGGTGCTTGACGTAAAGCTCGCGGCGAAGCGGGCCGGTGTCGCGATAAAACGTGTCAATCTTGCGTCGGCTTCTGCGCGTCTTTTCCGCCCGCACGTCCTCGGGCGGAATCCAGTTTTGCGTTAATTGCGAGAAGAGCGTCGAGTTCGTCATCGGTGAGCGCGGCGAGTTCGGGGATGGTCACCTGGATCGGGCCGCCGCCTGGTCCGGTCACTTCGGCCGAAACGCGCGTGGAATACTTTTCCGGTTTCATTCCCTTCAGCAGAAATTGTGTGAGGCCGTCCGAGTAGACGCGGATCGCGCCACAGGGAGCGCCCTGATAAAACACCGCTTCGAGCACGCCTTCGTTGGCGCGCCGGATCGCTTCGCCTTCGAGCGCGTCCGCGAATTCCTCGGAGGCCCGCCTGAAGGCGCCAGCATATTTCGGTGACTGGTGGAGCCACCGATAATGGAGCGCGCGGTCGATTTTTACCGCGTCCGCGGCGCGTGTTACCGAGCCGGTGAGCTTGTAGGCCGCCAGGAACGCGCGCGCCTTTGCGACTGCCGGGCTCACGTCGCGCTACGCAAGAGCAGAAACACGACGACGATAATCAGAATCGTTCCGAGGCCGATGCCGCCGCCGGCGCCCGGGCCCCACGCGCCGTAGCCGTAGTAGCCGAACCCGCCGCCGAATAGCAGGAGCAGGAGAAGAATCAGGATGAGCATTATTTTTTCCCTTTCGCGCGATCGGCCGCGACTTGCTCGAACGTTCGTCCGCCGAGCGTGGCTTTCTTGCCGGTGAATTTCTCCCACCGCATAACGACGACGTCGACGTAGCCGGGGTCGAGTTCCATCGAGTAGCAGCGCCGGCCGGATTTCTCGCACGCGATCAAAGTGGATCCACTTCCGCCGAACGGCTCGAGTACCACTTCGCCGGCCGGCGCCGATGACTTGACGGCACGCGCTATCAGGTCGACCGGCTTCGGCGTGGCGTGACCTTGCCGCTCCTCACCGAGTACCGGCGGGAACGACCATATTTCGTTCATGTTGTCGTGGGTGTTGTCGAAAAACGCCCGCGTTCCGTAAAACTCCTGCTTCGCCGCCAGGTGCCCGTCGTCGGCGAGCCCGCCGTCGTAGAGCGCGCGCAACTTCGCGTAGGGTCGCTTGAACGCGTTGCCGTTGGCCGCGGCCTGTAGCTTCGCGTAATGCACCTCGGGGATCATCACCCATTGCGATTTCGAAAACCAGTGCGAGAACATGCCGACGCCGGTGATGCGTCGAACGTCCCGCGGGCCCCACTTCATCAAACCGGCCTGTTGCTCCATCCAGCCGCGGATCGGCTCGAACCCTTCCCAGTAGTCCTCCATGTTCGTGTTGCCGAAACCTTGCTCGCCCAGCATGAAGAACAGGCACCGCTCGGTCATGACCGCGTAGCTGCGCATCTCGTCGGAGTTCTGACCGCGGCCGGCGCCCTTGTCCCACACGATCTCGTTGCGGAGCGTCATGCGTTCCGACGCCTGCAAGCCGCCCGAGTACCAGAGCCGCCACAGGCCGGCCGGTGAGCCCCACACGTAGACGCTGGCGTTGGCGGTGAGGAACGGCCGGTAAGCCGCCCACCACAGCATTTGGAACGTCGCCAGGTCCGCCTGGTTCAGATTGTCGTTTTCGACGCCGACCGCTTCCTTGCCCATTCCATACGGCGGGTCCGCGTGCAAAAGGCACGAGACGGCGCCTTCCGCGAGCCGTGCCACGTCCGCGGGCTTGGTCGAGTCGCCACAAAGGGCCCGGTGCCCTTCGAGCTGCCACAGGTCGCCAGTGCGCGATACGGGCGCCGCCGGCGGGTCCGGACTGGCGTCCGGATCGGCCGCCGACGATTCTTCGAGCATTCGCCGGATTTCTTCAGCTTCAAATCCGGTGAGAGAAAGGTCAATTTTTCCGACCATTTCCTGCATCTCGGACTGGAGCAGCTCCATGTCCCACTCGCTGTTCTGGTTCGAGCGATTGTCCATGAGCCGGTAGGCCTTGCACTGCGCCGCGGTGAGGCCGGCCGCCACGTGGACTGGAACCTCGGTCATGCCGAGCTTCTGAGCCGCGAGCAGCCGCTTGTGGCCCGCCACGATGACGTCCTTCGCGTCCACCACGATGGGCTGCCGCCAGCCGAATTCCTGAAGACTAGCCGCCACGCTATCGATCGCCCGCGCGGTCACCGTGCGAGCGTTCTTCGCATACGGTTGCGGCCGGGCGATCGGCCACAGCTCGATGGCCAACCCGGACGCCAACTCGGACCGACTCGGACAAGCTCGGACTTGTCCGAGCTGGCGTTTTGTGCTTGCGGCCAATTACTCGCCCTTGGCCTGGTACTTCGTGACGAGGCCCTGAATCGTGGTCACGGCCGCGTAGAGAATCTTGTAGTCGGCGAGTTCGTCGTCGGACATGCCGGCCGGGTCGCCATTGAGCGCGGTTTCGGCAAGGCCGAGCGCGTTGATCGCGGCGCCGAGGGAAGGCGACACCTCAATCGGCGCCTGGGTCTGCTGGTTGTCTTCGGGGTTCATGGTTGGTTTCCTTTTTGAATTTTGGTCAACGTCGGCACGCCCGGTATGAACGGCGTGGCCGGCGTGTCGGGCGTCATTTCGACGGCGTAGCCCTTCATGCCGCAGAGCAGTGTGAGTTCCTGGACGCGGCGTTCGGCCGAACGGACGCGGGCCACGAGGCGCGCGTTTTTGTCGCTCAATTCGGCACCCCTTTGGAGCGCTTCGTAGAGCCGGTGGCCGAGGTCGTCGATGTCGCGGGTCAGCCGCGCGTAAGATTTATTCGACAGCCAGGGCATCAGGCACACCTCGGAGCCGGCAGCGTGCGCGCGCAAAGTCCCGCGAAGATTCTGTCCCCATCGAGCAGGGCCTGCTGGTAGGAACCGCCGAGAGGCCGCGGCCCGTCCAGATAGCAGCCGGCGCACAATCCGCCGGTCCGTTCCTCGGGCAGTGCTTGTCCGCATTTCCAGCACGGGATCGGGCCCGTGATTTTCGACAGACTTTTCACAGCCAGCCTTTCATGGCGAGCGATCGGAAGAACAAGATGCACAGCGCGCTCCCGAGAAAAGCGCCGGCGAACACTGTTAAGAATTGCCTCATGCGAGCAGCCCCGCGATGGGCGTCGAAGGCGAGACGCCGAGCCAGGCGCAAACGTTCTGGACGTAGACGTCCGGTTCGTTGCCCGCGGTCAGTGCCGAGCCATCGGGCGGCGGGCAGAACTTGTTGATGGCCTGCTCGACGTTTAGGCCGCGGTAGCCGGGCCCGGTGAGCAGCTCCGTCAGCGCCGCCCAGCCGAACGCATCGGTCGGATAGACGGCATAGCCGTGGACCTTTCCCGTCGCGCCCGTGCCCGCCGAGAAAGCGCCGGCGATGATGTTGCCGGGGTTGTGGTTCAGCGTGGCGATGGTTTTCGGTTTTCCGAATCCTTCCTGCCGCGCGATAGCTTCCGCGAGCGTCATAAGATCGCGTCTTCCTCTTCATCCTCTTCGTCGTCGCCGAACGGATCGGAGGTTGGCAGAGTGAACAGGCGCTCGCGCATTTGTTCGAGGGCGCGCAGGTCGGGGAACACGAACGGCGCGGGCTCTTGAGGCGGCGCGACCGGGGGCGTGGCGATGCTGCGGGCGATTCGCGTTCGTTGAGCTGGCGTCATTTCTTGATCCAGTGCTGCAGAAACTTCGCGGTCATATACGCCGTGAAAACACACGTGGCCGCCCACAGCGAAAAGGCGCCGCCGCCATAGATCGCCCACACTTCGAGAGTTTCCTTGATGGTCATGCCGCCTCTACCTGCACTTTAAGTAGGGTGTCCGCGTCGAGTTCGACCGCGATCGAGCGCCGCAAGAGTTCGACCGAAACGACGACGCGCAGCGCGCCTTTCGTTTTCGTGATTACGCCTTTCACGCCCGCCAGCGGTCCGCTTTCGATGGTGACCAGCTCGCCCGCCTCAAACGAGCAGGGCGCGGTGTGTAGCTTGGAAGCCACGACGAGCCGCACGGCTTCGATTTCTTTTTCGTCGATCGGCGCGGGGTTAAACGAGTTGGGCAAAATTTGAATGACTCCTCGCGTTTGAATCGACCGATAGAAGTCGGGGCCAGGCGCGATGCGAACGAAAAGGTAGCCGGGGAATAATGGCCGCTCGGTGCGCTTTACGCGATCCGACCACCGCACGTCCTCCGACCATGTCGGCAGGAACGTTTCGATCAAGAAACCCTGGAGCGAGGCGCGAACTTTGAACTCCATGTTGCTTTTCACGCGCAGCGCAAACCAGCTCGTATCGCCGCCGCGAAGGAGCGGGTCGTTTTCGATGAAGCGCCGCCGCCGTTCCGCCGCCAGTGCTTCGACCGACAGAAGATGATCATACGCACGGGGGAGGGACCTTACGACGCTGGGCCGGGGCGCCTCCCGCATCGGGCGCGGGGTTAGGACGCGCGAAGCCGTCTCAGTCACAGGAAGTGAAAGAAGCACCATGCACAGATATAGTCACCACTTGCTATTTGTGGAACACCATAACCACGCCCACTTCGACCAGCGACGCGAGCACGCCGAGCGCGATGGCGACGATGAGGCCGATGGTCCAGTTCCGTTGCGACCGTGATGCGTCGGCCGCCGCGTCCTTCGCGCCGCCGGCCGACCGTGTCTCGCGAAGACTCACGATCTCGGCTTGTAGCATGTCGAGCTGCTTTTCGGTCGAGGCCTTCGCCATTTCGAGGTCGTTGTGCGCCGTCGAGACGTGTGCTTGGAGCTTCTCCTCGACTGCCTTAAACATCGACAGCGTTTCGGTGCGTGCCATAAGCGTCTTGGCCTGGTCGTCGAGCTGGCCGCGGAATTCGTTCGAGCGTTCGTTGTATTCTTTTTGCGCCTGCTCCGCTTTGAGCACGGCCTTTTCAGACGCGAGGAACGCGGCGGTCACGGCCTTGTCCTGCGCAGTGAACGCCTCCTGGCGCGCGTGGATCGTCGCCTCGAATTTCGTCATGTAAAGCCGGTCGCGTTCGTCGATCAGGCGAAGAATGTGCGCGCGTTCGAGCGCGGCCGTCTGGTCGCGGTCATGGATGAGCGCGAAGACCGACTCCTTGAGAGTGTCAACGGACCATCCGGAGGGGAGCGCCACGGCTTGCGACTGATCCATTCAGACTCCGTCGACGATCTTCGCCACTGCGGGCGCAAGTTCCTGGACGGTCAGCGATGCGCTCTGTTGGGCATTGTTCGCGCTCGAAGCTTCCACCTGACGGATCACGGCGTCATGCGCGGCCTTGTCCGCGGCGGCTGTCTTGGCGTCGCGGGCTTCGGTCATCAGGTGCGAGACGGTGACCGCGAGCAGCGTGATGAGCGGCGTCGCGAAGCTCATGAAGATTTCAGGCGTCATCACAGCAGGCCCGGCTTCTGGAACGTTTCGAGCGGACGCGAGCCGCTCGCGTGATCGGTGACGACCGCCGCCACGATAGCGGGCGCGACGTATTCTTCTATGTCCTTTAGCGAGCACGTCGCGAATTTAGCGTACATTGTCGCGCCGATGGCTTTGACGAGCGCCGGGATGTCGACCAGCCGTTGATTCGAACAGGGCCCGAGGACGGCAATGAAGCGGTTGCCGTCGACGGTCCATTGGGCGGCGGGCTTCGCGGGACAGGCGCCGCGGAGGGCCTTGCGCAGCGCGTCGATGCGCTTTAGTTTTTGCGCGTGCGGCGCCATCTCGACTTCGAGTGCGCCCAGTTCATCCACCAGCGGAGCGAACTGCGTTAGGGTCGGTTTTGCGGGTTTCGGTGTTGCCATGCACTGTTATAGTCACCAGTAGCCCGACTGAGACGTCCGCCTTTGCCCCGGCGAGATACGGGTGGCGTGTAAAGTTACCTTCCCGCTTGCCCCGTCATGGAAGGAATCGCCGGGCAGTCAACGGGGCTCTCTCAAATTTTGTATCTTTCGGCCGCCGCCCGGCGTACTCTTGAGCTATGTTGTTCGTCTTCGTGGTCACGGACGTGGCCATCGGGAACGCGATCCTCGACTTGATAACGGGCTCGGCGGCGTCCAAGCTCGGAGCCGTGCTTGCACAAGAGGAAGCGCTGGTCAAACAGGAAGCCGCGATCTCAACGGCGCCGCCGCCGCTCCGCGCGGCTTAAGCCCGGCCAAACAGCCGGCGATTCGAAAGAAAAGGAAGTCCCATCATGAAAAAACTGGAATTTTACTCGCGGCTCGCGAACGCGCCGCGTGGCCTGGCTCTCGAAACGGGCCGGTGCTCCACTGCTCCCGACGCGATCCAGCAATTCGCGACGAAGATGAACGCGCTACAGATTGCCGAGGGCGCGGCGCTGTCGAATCTCGCCGCCGCCGTGTTGATTATCGTCACCGAACTGGCGAACATCAACAATTCGCCTGGCCCGATCAGCGCCGCCGATCAGACCTCGCTCGATAGCGCGATCGCGGCGGGCAATGCCGTCCTCGCGCAGATGAACGCGATCTCGACAACTCCTGTTGGTCAGCCCGTGCCTATCACGCCGGTGCCGACGCCGTAATAGACTTATCTCAACGTGCGGGCCCAACCCTGACCCATTTCCTTTTTCTGGCCCGCGACGGGCGCCCCGTTGTATCCGCGAGGCGCCCGTACTTTTTCAGAGGTCCACCATGCCGTCTCACAATCCTCAAAATCCTCACAATTCGCGCCGCGGCTTCTTCCGCGGCCTCTTGGCCGGCGCGATCAGCACGGTCGCCACGCCCGTCGTCGCGCGTTCGATACCGTCGCCGGCGCCGGCGAAGACCCGCACGACCGGGCCGTGGTCTTTCGTCATCACGCGCGACATGACCAAAGACGCGCTTCGAATGCTCGGAGTGCTGGGACCGGGCGAGGAGGCGAGCGACGCCGACATGGTTTTCTGCTACCGGATCGCCGCGCGGTTGCGCGAGTCGTGGCTGGGCGGGCCGGTGATCGAGCGCGAGTTCGTTGCGGAACTCGCGCGGGATTTGTCGCTGTTCTACTCGCCGCGGCGGCCTTCTTCGCTTTGGATTCGGATCAGGACGCGTTCACGGGCCGGCAATTGACCGCCAGGTCGGACCCGCGGCCGTGACGTGCTTGCCTTCCCGCCTACACCAGATTTCGAGCGATCCCACGAGCCCTAGCCGATAGAGCCCGGCGCCGCGCAAATACACCTTCGCCTCGTAGGTGAGGTCGGACAGGCGCATGGTCGGACGGATGCGGTAGACCCGCACCAGACGTGTGGCCTCCACATCAAGCCGCTCTCTTTAGCTCACGCCTGAGTGTTGCGATCGCTTCGACGTGTTCGCCGGCGGCCCGCCACTCGTGGACCTCGGCGAGTTTCGCGGCAGTGCTCTGGAAGTGCCCGGCGCGGTCGCGCGGACGCGCTGGGAGGCCGTCTATCGCCCGCAACAGCCGTTTTCTCAAACGCCGCTCGTCAAAGCGGGTGTCCATCGGTCCGGTGCTCGGCTCGGGCGCGTCGTCCAGGGGCGGACGCGTGTTCTCGTCCCAGTTCTTCCGCCGGATGGAATTGAGAATTTCGCCGTTGATGCGTGGCCGGGCAAAAGCCGAGAACGGCGTGCCGCCGTGTTCTCGCGGCCGGTAGCGCGTGGCGGCGTGTAGCAGGGCGAGGTAGCCGGTGGCGAGGAGGTCGTCGAGGTCGAAGGAGGGCGGGAGCTTGCGGAAAATGCGGTTGGCTATCGGAGCGACCAGGTGCAGGTTTGCTTCCACCAGCGCGTCGCGTTTCGCGAGGAAACGAGCGCGGTGTCCGCCTGAATCGATGGCGATTACGGGCGGCGGTGGGCGAGCTTTGACGATCAGCAGTATCGATGGGGATACATACATACCAGTCTCTCTCAGCAGCCGGAATGCCCGACAGGGCTGGGTCTTGACGGGCGGGCGGACGGGCGGGTACAATCGACCCCTGACATGGACCGCGACATTGAGTGCGACATTATCAACGTCAGACTCAGTGCGTCGCGGCGCAATGTCGGGGAGGACTAAATGGCAACCACAGCCGCCGCTAAAGATACCGCGAACTGGCTCACGAAGAAAGAAGCCGCTCAGGTTTTGGGAGTGAGCCTTCGCCAAATGGAGCGAATCGCGCAGTTGGAAAAGTTCGAGAAAACGAAGGACGCGCAGGGGCGGGCACTATTCCGCGAGGAGGTAATCGAAAAACTCAGCGCGACACGCGGCGCCGCACAACAGGAGGAATTTCAAAAACTCCAGGTTGAGCGAGTCATCGAGAAAATAGACGCGCGAAAAGCCCAGGCGGCCGCCGTGAATGGAGTGCAGATCGATAGCGCGCGAGCGCTTGCGGATTACCTCGCGAAACTGACGGAGCACCTGGCGGCATTGACGACCGCCGCGCGCGAAGGACCCAAGGCCTTTCTAACCATCGAGGAAGCATCGCGATACTGCGGCCTGCCTCAGCCGTTCATCGCGAATCTGCTGCGCACCGATCAGGTGAACCACATCGGACGCGGGCCCGTGACGTGGCGCATCAGCCGAGCGAGTCTCGACGAATACGGGAAGAACTAGGGTGGTTACCTAGTACGCGCGGCCCTTTTCAAAAACACGTTGCCCGCGCAAGCTTGAGGTGTTAAATGCACAACAACGTCGTCGTGCGCGGCGGCGTCAAGCTCCCGTGCAGCTCTGCGCGCACTAGCCGGGAGAAGTTCGTCAAGCTGCTTTCTTCCGTCGATCCCGAAGCCGAACACGGCTTCGGTTTCGAGGGCGCGTTCTACCGCCCTGGCGCGACACTCACCGACGCCGAGCTGCGTCCCACCGATGCGTTTCCCGTCGTGCCCATCGCGCTCGAATACATGCGCGGACCCGCTTACGGAATCCCCGGCCGCAAACGCTCCGATTCGATTTACATTTTGTGGCGCTACGACGACCACTCGAACAGCTGGCGCGAGCTGGGGCGCGCCATCTCGTTTGCGTGGGAATGGGCCGTCGAGCTGCGGCCGATCGCCGTGCGCGCGCTGCGTGAGGCGCGTGGCGGCAATCTGGAGGTCATGCCCGACCTGCCCGCGATCGCCGGCCGCATCGCGTCGTTTCTCGACGGCGAGTTGAAGCCGCTCGAACGCTCGCACCGCATGAAGGTCCTGGGGGTCCTGCACGACACGTTCGCAGCCCGGCTTTGCGCGTGAGGTGTAAGCTGGGAGTCGCACTCCTCGGACACTCGTTTGGGTTAGGGGAGCGGCCCGGTGGGGGCTGAGCGTGATGGGCGCCCGGCCCGCACCGTTCCTGAATTCGCGCGTCTCGTCAGAAGTATAGCCCGCCTTTTCTTTCCCTTGCAATGTAGTAGTCTCGAATCACGCGCGTTTTTTTTGAGACGCCCGCACGCGATGATGGCGCGTTCCTGAGAGGAGCCGCGCGCAAGGTCGTGATGGGGGGCTTCCAAAGCGGCAAAACGGCGGACTTGCTTTCCGCGTCCGTCTTCGGTTACAGTTACGTCGATCCGTTGGGTTTGCAAGCCTCGCGGGTTGGCAACAAGGCATTGAGAACGGGCGGCGTGCCGAGGCTCCCAGCCGAGGTATTTCCTGACGCCGCCCGGCTCAGGCTCCGACAGGGAATCGGGGGTCCGTTTGATGAAACCGACGCAGCAACCAGTTTGAGCAACGCCTGGGCGACGAGACGCGCCAACCAGTTCAACGCCGCCGTCCGTTTCTTGACGCGCACGCCCGCCACCGACGCGAACCTGGCTAAGCTCCAGTTCGAGCTTCACTGCATCGGCGAGCAGCTCGCCGCGCACCTGCCCGAAGACGCCGATGCCCTGCCCCGTGGCTATCGGGCCGCGAAGAACGGCCTGGGCGAGCGCGCCATCGCGTTCGACGGCGTGTTCTTCAACCCGTCTTACACCGCGCCCGCTCCGGACCTGGCTCTGATCGAGCGAGTCGCGGGCGATTTGAAGACGGGATGGCTGCGCGAAGTGCTCGAAGCGACGGGCAAGGTGCTCGACTTCAAGCACGCGAAAGCGGGGCTCAAATGAGGCTCGGGCGCGAAGTTTACAGGCTATACGTTATCGGTAACCGGGGATTCTCCCCGGTAGGGCTCGCCAGAGGCGATCCCAGCCTTTCAGTAGTTCATTCCTTCAACGCCCCGGATTCTTCTTGGCGGACGAAACGGCGCGAAAAAGGGCCACAAACCAACGAAAAGAACCAACCGGGCCATACGTGTGTTCGCACGACTTACGGTTTGGTTCCTTCCATTTTTAAGCACGCCCGCCGAAAAAGCAAGACCCACCCGGCAGAAAAAAGAAAAGGAGTTTTCCCCATCATGAAAACGACCAGGCGCGAGCCCATGAACCGGACCGGCCTATGAGGCGGAAACGGTACGACAACAAGGAGCTGATGACGCTCGCCGGATCGAAAACGGGTGCATACGACCCGGAAGACCCGTCCCAATGGCGTTTCGTTCTTGAGCACGGCGCGCCCAACGATCAGACAGTCGCGTGGGTGAAATCGAAGACGACGCACATGAGCCGCTCACCTTTCTGCGTAAGCGAGCGTGGGACCGCGCTCTGGATTCAGCATCTCGCCGCCGACATGGGATGGAAGCAACAGACGGCGCGGAACGTCTTAAACGCGGTCGAGAAGGAGGGCCGGATTCGACTGGATCACGAGCACAAACGGATCTGGTACGTGGCCGGATTCGAGGTCCAACCGGCAGCGGATTCGCCCAAAGCTAAGACCGATTCTAACTCTGTACAAAGTTATGTCGGGCCGCAAGTGTATGAATTCATTAAGTCGCTACCAGCGGAAGAACGGAAAATTCGCGAAAAACAGGCCCTTACCTGTAAGGCGTGGGAGGAGGCGATGCTGGCGGACTTGATGAGGTCGGGGCGAGGCATAGCGGAACGGGTCAAAGATACCATGTTCGCCGGGTGGGGCGCAAAGAAAAAGCGCATCAAGAAGCGGGCGCCGCAAACGCCGCAAATGTTCCAGCTCAAGCTGATGGCCGCGCCAGAATTCGTACAGAGTTACGATCCCGAGGTCGCTGCGGAGTTGGTACAAAGCATGGAACCGACTTTGCACGGAGCGAAAAACGGTTCGCACAAACCGCCCGCGGCGGCCGCATCATTATTGTCTTCAGACACAGACACAGACTTAAAGCGGTCGGTCGGTCGGTCAGTAGTAGAGAGCAGCCCCGAACAGGACCGACCGACCGACCCAATCCCCTTCCCTTCGAACCTCAAACCCGAAGACGCGCGCGTCGAATCCATCGAGCGACTGGTCACCGACAAGCTCGGGCACCTGCACGACATTCCGCAACGCTCGCTGAGCCTGCAAGTCATCGGCGACATGAAGGGCGCGCCGCTCGAACACTTGCGCGCCTATCTGACACCCGCGCGAATCCGCAAAGCGACCAGTCTGGGCATCCTGCGAGACTACGCGCAAGCGGTAGGAAGGGCCTGGCTTGCCGGTGAAGGCGCGCGCCAACGCGCCGCCGACGCCCAGGCGGCCAGTGACGCCCACGCCCACCAAGAAGCCCGCCGTGGCGCGCAGGAATTGCTGGACGACCCGCGCGCCGGGCCCGAAGACAAGCAGCTCGCGCGCCAGATTCTCGGAATCGATACCAAAGCCGCAGGAGGTGACGGATGAAACACTGGGACCTTTGCCCTAACGAAACCGTGACGCTCGAGTCCCGAGGCGAGCGCGTTCGCGCCCGTTTTCTGTTCCGCGACACGGCGCACGCGTGTTTCGAGATTGACGAGGGACTGAGTTTAAAGTTTTGCGAGTTCAAGCTGCGCCGCGACGGAGATTTAGCGGTCGGCTTTGGCCAAGCCGAGGTCGTGCGCATGGTCAACGCCGACGACTACAACTCGGCCGACATCGTAGCCGTCATGAAGCAACGCAGGCGCGTGTGGCGGATCGAGGGCGCGGACCGCAACACGCGATATATTATTCCGGCGGCGCCGCCGCTCGAATCGAGACGGGCGTTCGCCGCGGGAGGAGGAGCATGACGCAGGCGCACCGCGAGTACAAAGGCGCGATCACGACCGACGTCGCCGCCGCAGGGTACTGCGAGACGTGCGGGAAGTGCTGCTGCAACTGCGCGCGGTGCGTCCAGGAGAAAGGCGCGCTGAACATTTGCGCGCCGTGTTTTCGCGCCACGCAAAAGGCGATGACGAAAAAGGCGGGTGCGTGATGGCCGCGCCACTCACCGACCGCGAGGTGCTGATAGCGTTGACGGCGTTCCGTGCCGCGATGCAAACCTGCCTGACCATGACCGAGTGCGGATTCAACCCGCTGATCTTCTGCGCGAGGGCGATAGACGACCCGGAGGCCGAGCGCCACGTCCGCGAGGTCCTGACGCGAGATCTCGAAATGATAGAAAAGGAGGCCGCCCGCCGTGCCGCCGCGAAGTGAACCACCGCTCGATCTTTGGTTCTCCGAGCACGAAGCGTTCGGCGACTACTTCGCCACTTCGTTCCACCCGAGCGACGCCAACGGCCGCATCCTCGAATACCGGACCCGCGACGGTGGGCTGCTGTGGGCGACCGAAGTGACCGCGCCAGGCGCGCCGCCGGTTTCCCGTTCTCGAGATCTGTTTTGCGTGGCGCGCAACGTCCGGGCCGAATACGTCGGACGCCGGCAAGCGAAGCAGGGCGACCTGTGGCGCGAAGAAGACGCGCCGCCGCTATTGAAGGAGGCGTGATGCCGATTCGTAAGGAGCTGCGCCACTTCTACGTGACCGCCGAATACAAGGCCGCGCGCGCCGCGTGCCGCGATCGCGCCGGCGACAAGTGCGAGGCCTGCGGAGCGCCGAACGGTGACAGATATTTCCGCTTCGATGTATGGCCGTACCGCGAGGTACTGGTGCAGTGCGGCGCGTCGCACGTGAACAACGTCGCCGGCGACGACCGGCCGGAAAACCTGCGGTGGCTGTGCCGTAGCTGTCACTTGGCCGCCGACGCGAACTTCCACAAACGGACGCGGTCGGTCCGGAAGGACGCGGCGCGGCCGCTGCTTGAAAAACTCGCCACCACGTTCGGCGGGGCGTTCGAAAAACTAGGGAGGAGCGAATGAAGATCACCATAGAAAACACCAGCCTGCTTGTCGAAATCAACGGACAACTTGCTCGCGTATGGGAAGGAAAAACCGAAAGCGGCATCGCCGTACACTGCGCGATCACCCGGATTGCGGTCCACAGAAACGACGACGCGACGGAATTCGAAAACGAGCTGGTAGAGATGACACCTCCGTCCGACGCCGCGCTCGAATGCTTTCCGCTGCGCATGATTCTCTAAAATCGTGAAAAGGAGCCGCCATGCACGACGACGACTTTGAACACCGCGCCGAGCGCGCCGTGATCGTGCTCGAAAACTTCGAACGCCAGTTTCGGCCGAGGGCGCGGTTCATTCCTGGAAGCGGGCTGGCGGCCGTCGTCGCCGCCGCCGAACGTCGCGAGCAACGTCGCGCGCTGCCGGTCCGGACGCGCGTGTGGTGGTGGACGCACCTGCGCGCCGTCAGAACCGTGAGGGCGTTTTTCCTGTGACCGACGACGAGATCCGCCTCATGAAAACGACGTTCGACGCGCATGCGGTCTTTGTGCGCCGGATGCTGCGCGACATCGCCGGCTGGAAGGACACGGTCGAACTGGAGAGGATCGCGCGGCTGTAAATGGTGTGGGCCTTCGACACTCCGCAAAAGGTGGGATCCACCGTCCGCCGTGTTCGCTACAGATGGGGCGAAGGCGAATTGGTAGACCCGACCGTGCCGATGGCGATCCTGCGCGAAGCCACGCGCGAGGAATGGGAACGCGACGGCGGCGCGCTCTGCTACGACGACCGCCACACGCTGCTGTGGTTCTACGACGTGTCGGTCGACTGATTCAGCTTTTTCCCTAGACACTTCGGGCGGCCGGGCGCATACTCGGAAACATGAGCAAACCCAAGCCGCCCGCCCCGACAAAGACCGCGCCCGCGAAGAAACCCGCCGCCGCCAAAGCGAAAAAGGCCACCGCGAAGTGACACCCGCCGAGCAAAAGGCGCAACGCCAGCGCGAGGCCGATGCGCAAGCCGCCAAGAACGATTCGCGTGTTCCGCCGCCGCCGAGCGAGCAGGGCAACGCGACGCAGGCCCATCCCGATCCGACGCGCGGCGACATCCAGCGCAACGACCCGAACAATCCGCTGGCGCAAGACCAGCGCCAAAACGAAAGGCAGAACGCGGGGCTGGCGCAATCCGGCATGCGCGTCGACGAGCCCGCGTACCACGACGGAGCGGCGCCGCCCGCGTCGGCATATCCGCCTGGAGATCCGCGCAACGCGACGCAGGCCGGCAGGCAGGTCCACGGCACGGCCGCCCCATACCACCCGAGGATCGGCGACCGCGTTATCTTCCACGCCGACCCGGAGACGTTCAATCACCATCACGGGGTCAACGGCAAGGTCACGGTCACGGAGTTCCCGGCGCAGGTCCTCAAGGTGAATCCGGACGGCACGCTGCGCCTGGCTGTCACGACGATGTTCGCGGTGCACAAGCTGATCCCGAGCGCCGCGGAATGGACGAACCCGGCGCATCCGCCCGAGGTGGGCTTCTGGACGTGGCCTCCGAGGGCGTGAGGACGAGGGCGGGGCTCGCAGCCGTCTTCCTTCTCCTCGCGCTCCCGGCCGCCGCGGCCGCTCCTCCCGGCAATGTGACCATCGCGTGCGGCTCGCCCAGCGATCAATACTTCGTGGGAGGCATAGGGGCGTGGCCAATGCCGCTGGCCGCGCCTCTGGCGTTTCTGCGCTACGGCAGCTCCTTCAGCTACAACATCCCGCTCGCCAACGGGATGTATTCGGTCTGGATGACCCTGACCGAGCCGAACAAAACGGCGGCGGGCCAGCGCGTGTTCACCATCACCGCGAACGGGCAAACATCGGCGCCGCTGGACGTGTTCACCCTCGCCGGCGGCGTCAACAAGCCTTACGTTTTCCCGATGCTGGCCTTCGTCGGCGCGGGCGTGCTGCACTTGCAGTTTGCTGCCACGGCCGGCAACGCGATTGTGTCCGAAATCTTCGTGTCGCCGCTGCCGTTCACGTGGTCGCTGTGCGCCGACGCAACGGGCCCGATCCCGAGCTGCGCGACGCTCCAACTGGTGAGGCTGGTCCAAAGCGACGGCTCGAACCTCATGCTCTGGGCGTTCCCCGCCGCCAAGGTTTTGCCGTCGTCCTCGTGGCCCGTCGTACTGCTACCGTGACTAGGGTGAGATTGCACGCACGGCCGGGTCCGCTTCCTGAATAGGACGCGGGTTCTCCCCGGTTTGCTTTGTAGGATAGGCAACATGGACGCGTGGGAACTCGCCCGTTACGCTTGGGGAGGGAGCAGAAATGCCAGAGCTTACCGCCGACGAGTTCGAACGGTTTTACGTGTCCGAAGGCCGCGACATGACCCGCGAGCAGATCGACGACGCGGTTGCCGAGACGCGCGCCGCCGGCCGCGTCGTCGCGCCATGCGCCTGCGGCGAGGACAGGTGCCAAGGCTGGCAGTCGACGACGTTGGAACGGCTAAACGAGCGCGCGAGCCTAATCGGCGAGCCGGCTTGGAGCGAAGCGCGCCTGGCTGCCGCGATCGAGGACTGGGAGGCCGCGCCGTGAAACCCGCGGCCGTCAAGCCGGTCGACATGCTGCCGCACGTGGCCGACGACGGCGCGGTCGTGTTCGAGCAGGCCACGCCCGAGTACACGGCGCCCGCGATCGTGCCGCCGCCGGTCGCGCCGGCGTACGACCTTTGCCCGATTTGCGGAGTGTATGGTTGCCCGTTGTGGGAGAGAGACTACGCGGTCGGCGCGATCAACCGGATGATGGACTCCTGGGCCTTCGTCCCGGCCAACCTGGTCCCGGTGCCGCCTGACCCGTTCGTGGCCGAGATCGAGGAGCTGGTCCGCGGCGCGATCGCCGACGCCGACGCGATGGAAGCCCGCATGGAGCCTGAAGCGTCCGCGGAGCTGCAAGAGCTGGTCGACGGGCTCGACGCGACGCGCGTGATGATCGAGGGCGCGCGCAAGGGTTGAAAAGTTTCCAGGGTGGCTCTGCGTGTGGACTTTTGTTCGCGCGGCCGCGCCGTTCAAGCAAGCGGCGTCCACCCGGGCGCGGTGAACAAACGCGCGGAAAAGTCAATAAAATCGACCTTTTATGGTGCCAAACCGCGCATCAAACGACCGTATACGGACGCCGAAAACGGGCTAACTTGTTGCTTTTGTTTGCCTAGCGTTTCCCGCGTTTTTTGGGAGACGTTTGTTGCGCACTTTTCAGCACGTGCCGGATGGTCGATTCCCCGACGCCTAATTCGCGGGCGATATCGCGCCAGCTCACACCCTCTTTTCGAAGCGCGATCGCGCGATCGCGGGGAAAGACCTTCCAGGGCCGGCCGAGTGTTTTGCCCTTCGCGCGTGCCGTGACCAGGCCTGCCTTCGTCCGATCCGAGATGCGCTGCCGCTCGGTCTTCGCGTACCAGGCCGCGAGCGCGATCATCAGCTCGGCGAACAATTCACCGAACGGGCCGGTCGTCCGGAACTGTGGCTCGCTGAAGCTCTCGAACTGGACGCCGTATCCGCGCAGCCGCTTCAGGTGTGCGAACGTTTCGCCTATGCCTTCGCGCGTGAAGCGATCGAGCGCCCACACGACGACGACGGAAAACTCGCGACGCGACGCCGCTTCGAACATCGCCTGGAATTGTTCGCGGTCCGAATGCTTGCCAGTGGCGTGGTCGACGAATTCGCGGATCTGCCAGTGCTGCGTCCGCGCGTAGCGTCGGAGCTGGACGAGCTGGTTCTCGACTTCCTGCCCCTTGTCGGTCGTGCTCACGCGGGCATAGATCGCGGCTGTCATGGTCTTGTCGGCGCTCACGGTCAGGAGTAGTATAAAGCCATGCCGAAACAAAACGCTCCCAATTTCGCGCTGCACACGCCGAACTCGAAGCAGCTCGACACGCAGCACGCGCTTGCGGCTCTCGCTCAAACCTACGCGACGGGGCTCGCCGACATCTGCCCGGCCGGGCCCGCGCTCGACCAGGCGTTCACCGCCTTGCGCGAGTCGGTCATGTGGGGCAACCAGTCCATCGTCGAAATGGGCATGTCGCAAGGCGCGGCGCGTTAACGCTTCCGGGTCATCCGGATCAGTTCGCGGAACGCGTGGACCCCGGCAGGGATGAGCCACGCGGCGCCCGCCACGATCAAGGCCGTGCCGATCGCGTGGCCGCTCATACGGAGGCCTCGCCTGAAACCTGCCCGCCGTACTCGTCTTCGCACCGCTCCCAATGCGGACAATACTTGCGCGAGCAAAGCATCGAGCCGCGGTTCGGCGAGTAGATGCCGGCCGCCATTTGATCGCGCGCGATCGAGTAGAGGCGCGTGGTCAGCTTCTCGTCGGCCGGCGTAATCGCGATGGTTTCCTGATGCAGCGCGACCGTCTTCGTCTTCGTGAGCGTCGAGAGCGTGGCTTGCCCGTTCGCTTCCGGGTCCAGCATGGCGTAGGTCGCGACCTGCAACCGATACGCCGGCATCATGCCCGAGGGCCTTTTCTTCGCGGTCTTGATGTCGATAACGCGGCCGTGAACGTCGCGCACGTCGATGTAGCCATGAACGGGTACGTCGCCCACAAACCCCTCTACCAGCGACTCGACCGCGGCCGGCTCGATCAAGGGCGCGGCTTGCTCCATGAACACCCGGCACATCGTTTCGCCGGCTTCCCTCAAATCGTCCCACGACTCGTCTTTCTGTAGCTTCGTTCCGGCGTCCAGTTCATCGCAGAGCGCGTTGACGAAAAGCGCGCCGACTCCGTTGTCGTCCAGGTCCTGTTTTGTCTCGATGCGTTGCCGGAAATTCTCCAGCAGCGCGTGGTGCACCGCGGTCCCGAGCGCGAGGGCGGCGCCGCGGGTTTCGGGTAGCTTCAGCACCTTGCGGTAGAACCACTTCACCGAGCAGTCGAGGTAGGTGTTGACGCTCGAAGGCGACAATACGCGCGGAACCTCGGACGCGGGCGCCGGCGGCGGGTTAGGCATCAGGAAGAGATTCGCGCTCACCGCTTCCTTATCGGCTGCCTTGCGCGCGTCCACCAATGCGATGGACGCGGTGAGGGTTTCTTCGAGGGAGGGCGTCATTTAGCGGCGCCCCTGAGTCTGGATGAAGAGGGCCGTGCCCATCGTGCGCACGTCTTCGAAGACGGGCGCGAGGTTCAGGCCGTTCTCGTGTGCGTAAGCCTGCGTGCTGACCGCGATGTCCACCGCGACCCGGTAGCACTCAGCCATGATTTCGGCAGCGGTCTGCCCTGCCCCGTTCACGGGCGCGGTGGCTGTCACTGGCGCGGAGGGCGCGGAGGTTCGCGGCGCCGGCGGCATTGGCGGCGGTTGCGGCAACGGCGGCGGCGCGATCGCGCGCACCTGGAAGTCAACAACGCGGCGGTTGCCCGCCATCGTTTCGCGCTTGCAAATCTCGAACGGCTTGCCGACCGTGATGCCCGCCGCGGCGATGCGATCGCCCACATACGGCTCGACAAAGAAGCGGTCGCCCGTGGTGGTGGTGAACATGAGCTGGTCGCCTGAGTAGCGCGACTGCGAGGGCTTGCCCTCCGCGTAGGCGAGGGCGAGGACCTGGGGTTTGTTGACCTCGAATTTGATGATTGCGGTGGCCGGCGTCATGCTGCCCTCCGCGCGTCGTAGTCGAGGTCGGCCAGCTCGCGCTGGCTTTCGCGGCGCGACTCCCAAGCGACGTCGTCCCAGTCGTTAGGGGCGCACGCCAGGAACATGGTGTCCAGCTCCGCGTCGGTCATCTCGGGGAAAATGGCGGCGAGTTCGGCGTCGTTTTCCTCTTGCGCGTCGAGTCCGTCGTAGTCGTCGCGGTATCCGGTTTCGTTGCAAGTCATCTGGTTTTTTCCTGTTAGGCCGCTGTGTTGGCCTGAGATAATAGTATGCTATCTAGCGCGAGATAGCAAGGGAATTCGACGGGGTATGCAATCTAGCGCAAATAGGCTATACTGTCGGCATGACGATGCGAGCCGCGCAGGAAATGGCGCGAAGACGGTTGGCGGGGATGAGCGATGAAGAGAAATCCGCGCACGGCAAGTTGATGGCCGACGCGCGACAGGCGGGGACTACACCTGAGCAGAGGAGCGCGGCTGCCAAAAAAGCGGCGGCGGCAAGGTGGGAGAAAAAGAAGGGGAAAACGAAGAAAAAGTGAGCGATGCTAACTAGCGTATGGTAGAATAGATCATGGACCAAGAGCTAAAGCAATACCTCGAAGGAATGGAAGCGCGAACCACGACGAAATTCGACGCGATGAACGTGCTACTGAATGACGTGAAGGAAAGCCTGGAACGTCAGATCAACAGCATCGCGCTGCGTTTCGATGCGCAGGCGATCCGGCTGGACCGTCAGGCGGCACTGATTCAGACGGGAAGCCGCTGGACAAATCGCATGAACAAGTGGTCCGAAAAGTTGGACGTTCAGAGCGAGCGGACGGCTCGGGAGCTTGCGGCGTTCCAGGAACGACTGGAAAAGCTCGAAGGCGGGAAACGCTAAAAATGTGCGGGCGGCGGACGAGGGGTTGCCGGGGAAAAAGAAGGCGGGAAAATGAAAATCGACGCGGCGAAGGTGCAACTCAGGGCGAAACTCGATGCGGAAATCCGTGCTTGGGTTCGCGCAACACTTGAGGATTCGTCTGTAAGTGTTGATAATTTTCCGGGCCCACCTGCGTTTGAAACGCATGTCTTCTACAAAGCGTTTCGCCGCAAACTGCTGAATGCGAATCTGTGGGAGCCGATGCAGGCGATGCTCGCGAATGACCGGCTCGCCGAGCTTCTTTCCCGCGCGATGAAGCGCCAGGAACGCGCCGCCTCTGATGCCGCACAATTCACGCTGCCCGGCTTCGAGCACCTGCCCCGAAGGATTCGCGTCAGCCGCAGTTCCCTGCCCTTGGAGCGCGTCAACGTGGGGCAGTTATTAGCGTTTGCGGACCGCTATGAGAAACGTGCCAGCCGCAACGTCGAGGCGAACGAAGAATTGACGCGGCTCGCGACCATGCTGCGCGATCAGCCGCCCGAGCTGAGCGTGCCTGACGCGTTGGCGCGAGTGAACGGGGAAGTGAAAAAGGCGGCGAAGGGGAAGTGATGGATCAAGAGCTAAAGCAATACCTAGACGACAATTTCGCACGGATCCACGAACGATTCGAAAGGTGCGCCACAAAAGAAGACCTGGAGCGTGTGGAAACGAAGCTTTTGACGGCGTTCCACGGCTGGGCGCGACCGATGGAGATTCGAGTCAACGGAATGACCAGCGTCGTGATGGGTTTCGATGAGCGGCTCGCGCTGATGGAGCAGAGGCTTTCCGAGTTGGAGCGGCGCAAGGCATCCTAACAAAGCGGGCGCGGCGGTCGATGAGGGCAGTATGAAAAAATTACTGGCCGCCGCGCTCCTCTTCGGAGCTTTGGTCGCTTTCGCGCAGAGCTTCACCTGCCCGGTTGACGACAGTTCGATGGTTTATATGGGGCAAAACAAATACGTGAACGGGCACGAGTTCAAGCTGTTCCGGTGCGTCCAGGGGCACCAGTACTGGTTCCGCACGCGATAAGGAGGGGGAGAAAGTGAAGAAACAGAGTGTGGCGGAAAAACCACGCAAAAGTGCGTCGCACTTTCGGACACTCTCCGAGAAGCCTCTTTAAGGCTTCCACGCTGCGATCGCGTTGCGAATCACGTCCGGTTCGAGGAACATGCCGTGCTTGACGCTGAACTGGCCCAGCGCATCAAACTTGGCGACCTTCATTTTTAGCATTGTCTGGACCGCCTTGAGCGCGTCGACGCGGCTGAAGCCCTTGGCCTGAATCGCGTCGATGATTCTCTCTTGTCCGCTGGCAGGGTGCGGGCCGTCCTTGAGCGCCGACGCGGTTTTTTGAACGGCTTCCGCCGGCGCGCCGAACATGCCCTCCTGCTGATCGAACAAGGGGCCGCCGATGGTGCGCCCGCTGGGGGGCCCGCCGTACTTCAATTGCTTGGTCATCGCATCCTTGAGCGCCGCGGCCGTGCCTGCGTCGCCTGCCGGCGTTGCGGCCGGTTCCGGATCGCCGAACATGCTGGTCTGGTGCGCGTCGTCGTAGGCTGCCGCGCTCGACTTGCCGCGGATCCGGACGCTGCCGGTCTTGTCGATGAGCAGCTCTTTGGCGCCCTGCATTACTCGATCGAGTAGCCCAGGCGCCGGTTCGGCCGCCGGCTGCTTCGCGGCCTTGGCCGCAATCTTTGCCGCGGCTTCATCGGCGAGCGCTTTCGGTCCGAAACTTTCCTCGAAGGCCTGCGCCGGCGTGTGCGGTTCTGGAAACTCGCCGAACATGCCTGGGCCCTGGTATTCGGCCGCGTATTTCGCGCGCTCTGCGTACTGGCGCACCGCGTCGGTGAGATTGATGGCGCCGCGGGACTGGAGCTGCTTCGCGAGTGCCACGGCCTGCGGCGGGTACTTATCGTCCGAGAACATGCCGGTCTGTTGCAAGTGGTCGTCGATGCTCATGCCCGTCGCCTGCGCGTGTTCGATGAGCCCGAGCGATTTCTTCAGCGTGGGCGAGAGCGAATAGTCGCCGCCTTCGACGCGCGCCGCCGGCGCCGCGATGCGCTCGATTTTGTTCTTCAGTTCCGCGGGGAGCACGTCCATCTGCTCGGAGTTCTCAAAGAAGCGGCCGAGCATGAGGCCCGAGACGCGTTCCTTGCCGGCCTTGGTGAGCTGCGTTTCAGTTGCCAGCTTCGCGTGCTCCTGCGGGCTGATGACGCCGTCGTCGACGAGCTTGCCAAGCATTTCGAGGCCGCTTTTTCCTTCGAGCACTTGCGCGAGCGTGCCGTCCGGTCCCTTCGCATCGAGCCGTTGCGCGAGTTCCTCGAGCGTTCCTTGCGACACGCGCCGCGAATCGGCCACGGCCTGCTCTGAGGGCGTCAGGGCCGCGGTGCCGCTCTTGTTGAAGTTGGTGACCGCGTCCTGCTTGGAACCCGTTCTCGAGAATTCGGCGTCGTCTACCACGCGGCGCAGGAAAGGTTCTTTCATGTGCGCGTAGCTGGCCGGGTCGATGCCATAGTGCGCCGCGCTCTGGTCGAGCAAGGCGCGATAGGCCTGGGCGCCGGCCGGGTTCGAGGCCGCTACGCGCTGCTGGATCATGGTGCGGCCGTTGCCGCCGAGCACGTTGCCGGCGGAATCTTGAACGGGCGGACCGCTCGAAGAATCGGGCGCGGTGTTAATCAGGTTGGCGGGCTTGTAGCCGGTTTCGGGATCCGCGGTTGACCAATTGACGATCTTGCCCTGATTGACCGGGTTGTCGTAGTTGCGGTCGTTGCGGAGCTGGTAGCGGGGGTTTTTCTGAAACGTCGCTCCGTGGTGCGACGGCTGGCTGTCGGCTAATTCTCCAACTTCGTAATGCCCTTGATAGCTGCGGGCTTCGCCGGGGACGTCGATGCGGGTGCGGTTGCCTTGGACACTCGCACCAGGTGAACCTTCGCCGCCTGCGCGAACCTGCTCTGGAAGTGCTTGCCGTGTTCCAATTGCGCCGGCGTCCACGCCTGCGGCGGGTGCGGTGGCAACGGGAGGTGCACCTTCGGCGCCTGCGGCTCCTTGGGCTCCTGTGGGAGCTTGAACGGTTTGTCCACTGTCGGGGGTTGCATTGGGGTCTCCTACTGTAGCTCGTCCGAGGCGCTCACGGGCTTCGATGAGCTGGTCCGGAGCGCCGGCTGCGCGCGCCGCGGTGCCGGCGTCGTTGATCTTCGCGCGCGCGATCTTCCGGTCGAGCTCGTCCGCCACGGCTTGCACTCGATCGACGTGGTCCGCGTCGTTTATGCGCGTCGTGAATTTGCCCGACTTGCCGTTCGGGTTCTTAATGCCCGCTTCGAATTTGGTCCCGTCGACCATGTCTTTAAAGGCTTGGCCCGGTTTGATGTCGGCGCCGGTCCACTCGGGGTGGTTCTTTCTGATCCAGTCGACGATGACCTGGTCTTTCGCGATCGCCGCATCCGCGCCGCGATCGCCGGCGGTTTTGCGTAAAGCCGCATAATGGGCGGATTCGGCGGGCTGTGGCGCGTCGGCGGGGGGTGCCGAGGGTACAGGTGCCGGGGGTTCGGAGGGCGTTTCTGCGGGAGGCGCCGCGGCGGTGGCGGGTTCCGGGGGAGCTGCCGCCGGTGGAGCTGGCGCCGCGGTCGGTTCCGGTGGAGCTGCCGGCGGTGGAGCTGCCGCGGCTGCTTCCGCGCGTCGCTGCGCCATGATCTCGTCCGCGATTTCGTAGGGGGTGCGGGGGCCGGTGGCGGCTGGTTCCGGTTCGGCTGGCGTCGTGGCGGCCGGTTCCTGCGGGAGCGGTGGGGGAGCTGCCGGCCGCGGGAGCGGTGGAGGCGTGGCCGCGGCCGGTTCGCCGGCCATCATGCGAATTTTGTCCTGCCACGCCCCACTCATGGACGCGTAGTCTTTGCCGCCGAGCTGCTTCGCGATTTGGTTCCACTCGGGACGGATGGCTGCCGCGGCGGGTGCCGCTGTCCCGGCTGCCGCGTCGGTCGCGGCAACCGCGACGCGCCCTTCGGCGAGTCGCTGAGCGAGGGTCGAGGGGCCGGCCGCGCGCGCAGCCATTCCTTCTCGCACGCCGGCGATCGCGCCCTTCACAACTGGCACGGCCGCGCCTACGGCGCCGCCTACCACTGGACCGACGCCTGGAACGAACGCGCCGACGCCCGCGCCCGTGGCCGCGCCCGTGACCGCGGCGGGCAAGCCGTTCACTTCGCCAAGCGGTACGCCTTTGATCTTGATTGGCAGCGTGGTCGGCGCGGTGGCGCCCTTCCAGGCGCCCTTGCCGGCGTCCGCGACGATCCTGCCGGCCGCCGGCGCCGCTTCGACTACCTTGCCTCCCAGCTCGGGCGCAACGAAGTCGAACGCGTTGCCGGCCACCGTGCCGACTCCCTCGCGCACGTCGGGATTGTCCAAGACCGCCGACAGCCGTTCGCCGGCGGTCTGGTTGGGATAGTCGGGGCCCGCCTTGAGGTCCGCCAGGCCTTTGTTCACCTGGTCAGCACCTTCGGCCGCCGGCGCGAAGATCGGCACCATCGCCGCCGCCGCGTGGTTCGCGGCCTTATGGTAGTCGCCCGACTTGAACGCGTCCCAGGCCTTGCTTCCCTGATCCTTCGATGCGTCGAGAAGGCCTTGCGCCATGTCGCCGGCGGGCCCGCCGTTCAGCGTGTGCTGCGCATACTGCATCAGCTTGAGCGCCGCGCCCTTTTTGTCGCCGGCGTCGTAGTCCTTTTTCGCTTCCTGAATCTTGTCGGCGCCGGTCATGCTCGCGAGCGTGTCGAGCGGGTGCGAGAGGGCGGTGAGGATTGAGGAGCCTTTCACCATGCCCGAGAAAAAACCTTTGTCCGCGGGCCGATCCGTCGAAGACTGCCCATAGTCGATCGGTCCCGCGGGCGGGGCTGCCGGCGGGGTCGTCGAAGATTGACCGTAATCAATGGCGTCGGGCATGGCTTAGGGTTTGTAGTACGTCTTCGGGTCGCCGGGCTTCTTGAACGCCGCGCCACTCGGGAGCGCGCCGAATTCGGCCTGGCTTGCCGGCGTCGGAATTCCGCCGGCGGGCGCCGCCGCCTGCGGCTTCATGCCGCGCTGTGCCGGCGTCCGCGACTGTCCGCCGAAGCGTTGCTTGTCGGCGTTGTCCATAATCTGCTGCGCGTTGCCGGTGGCGCCGTCGAGCGCGCCTTGCATGATGTTCGGGTCCATCTTCGAATTCGCGCTGGAGGCCTGGAGCTGGTCGAGGACCTGCTTCGTGACGCGTCCGCCGGAGATCGCCTTGGCATCCTGGAGGATGAACTGCCGCGCGCGGGTCCGAAATTCCTGTCCCAACCGTTCGGCTTCCGGTGACAATCCGACAGCGGTACCGAGCGATTGCGACGCCTCACCGATCCGTCCCATCAGCGCGCCGGTCTGCCCGGCGATGAGCGGGTTCTTCATGGCATTGGACAACCATTGCGCATTGTCGAGAGTCGTGCGCGCCGCGGTTTCCTGCGTGGCCGCGGTGCCGGTGAGCGGAGTCGGGAGCGGTAGCCCGGTCGCGGCCTTGAATTTCTGGCCCACGATCGAACGAAGCTCGGCCGGCATCTCTTTGATCGAGTCCGGATTCTCCGCGAGCTGTTGCACCCAGTATTCCTGGGTGCCGGTGCCGTACTTCATGCCGTTGACCTGCCGCTCGATCGCGAGCCGGCCGCCGGCGATCGCGTTGTTGAGCTTCGCGTTCGATTCGGTCGAAAGGTTGTGGCGGTTGGTTTCGGCGTCGCGCTTGATCGTCTCAGCCATCTCGCTAGTCTTCTGGTCCGCGGCCTGTTTCTCCGCGGGGCTCATGCCGACGCGATTGATCGCGGCGTGCGCCGCGGGCGAGCCGTCGAACTGCGGCGAGAATTGCGCGGCCACGGCCGGCGTCAGCTTGCCGTATTTGTCGGTGTAATCGAGCTGGCCGGTGGCGCTGTCGAGCACGCCCGCACCCTGCTTGGTCGCGAGCATGAACGACTGCGCCTGTTGGCCGGGCAGTTCGGCGGCTTCCTTCGTCGCGCCCGTGTCCGCCGTCAGTTTGCGCGCGTCCGCCGTGTCCTTCGCCGCCCGCTGTTTCTGCTGCTCCGCGCTCGTCGTAATCATGCCGTCCGCGTATTGCTTGATGAGCGCCGGGTTCTGTTTCACGGCCGCGATCATCGGCGCCAGGTGCGCGCCGTAGCCAAGCTGCGTGCCGGCCTGCATCGCGTCGTTGAATGCTTCCAGAGTGTAACCGCGGGACGCGATCAGCGCGCCTTGCGCGCCCATCGCGTCGTGTTCCTGGTCTGCCAGCTTGCCCTGCGTCTCCTGTAGTTTTGCTAAGGTGTCTTTGGCGTCGAGGCGCGCCTTGATGATTCCCGTGCCTACCTTGGGGCCGGCCGCGCTCATAATGTCCGCATCGGTCGGTTCTGTCCCGGCCTGCGCGTGCTGCGCGAATAATTGCCGGGTCGCCTGATCGCTTTGCTGCTCGATTTGCTTCTGCTGGAGGTCCATCGAGCCTTGCTGAAGCTGCTGCGCGCCGAGCTGCTGCCGCATCTGGAACAACGCGACATCTTGCGGCTGCGCCGCCGCAATCGTGGGCTTGAACCCGTTCACGAGGAAAGAAGTGTCTTGTGGGTGCATGGAGTTTCCTTTAGCGGCGGTTTAGCCGCCCTAGTAGCCCGAGCCAGGAGCATTCTGGTGGCCGAAGCCGCTGCCAATGCCGGGCGTGCCGTCATAGCTGCCCGTGCCGTTTCCGTTGTAGCCTCGGGAGCTGTTGTTGTACGGGTTGCCCGAATAGAGCGCCGCGTTGCCGACGCCGTTGAGCGCGCCGCTCCACGCGTTTGCCGCGCCCATGTTGCCTTGCGCGATGGCGGTCGATCCGGCCACGCGGTAATTGTTCGCGGTGTTGCCGGCGTTGATGGTCTGCTGGCCGGTCAGGTTGTGCTCGTTCACGTCCATGTTGCTTGCATACTGCTGGGCGTTGTTCAGACTGTTGGTGTTGAATTCGCCTGAATTGATGTCCTGCTGGCCGGTCCACTGCGCGGCCGTGTTCGCGGTGGTGGCGCCATACTGCGCCGCGTTGTAGTTGAGGTTCGAGCCGTAGGTCGCCGAATTGATGTCGTTTGTGCCCATCTGGGTTCCGGCCGTCAGCCCGCGATTCGCCACGCCGCTGACGTTGGCGTAGTTGTTCTGCGTCGCCGTTTCGTAGCGGTTGAACGCATTCTGATATTCCTGCGAGGCCGATCCTTGCGCGTAATCGGTCTGCGCTTTGATGTCGCCTCCGGAGGTCACGCCGCCGCGCGCCGCGGCCGAACGGTCGAGCGCCGTCGATCCTTGCTGCAAGCGGAACGCATAGCCGGGGTCCATCTGGAGTTGCGAGAGAGTCGGGGTCGAATCGAACTGCCCGCCAGGTGCGATGCCGGCGTCGAGAACCTTATTCGCATCGGCTCCCGATTGCGCGTAAGGGTCCAGGAGAGCATTCGCCGTCTTCGTGGCGTCGCTGACTTGGCCTGCGCCCGTCGAGGCCGAATTTGTGACCGCCTGAGCACCCTGCCCCTGCGTATCCGTGACGCCCTGATTGGCCTTGGTCGTCGCATCATTGACGATTTGCGTTCCCGCCGTGGCTTGGTTTTTTACATCGGTTCCCGCTTGAGTCGAAGCGGCAAGATCGCTCGTATTTACGCCCGAGGTCGTGTCGAGGGTCGATTGCGCAGCGTTCTGATCGGCCGTGTTGATGAGCTTGCCTCCGCTCTTGGCCGCGTTCGATCCGAATAGTCCGCCGAGCAGGCTGGTGCCCGCCGATACCGCGCCGGTGATGGCGGAAATAGGATCGTGGACGCGGGCGCCGGGGCGGTTCGGCTCGAACGCATCCCCGAGCGGAAAGAGTTCGAGCAGTTGGTTCTTCGTCATGGTTTCCTGATTTCGAGCAGCACGTGGTCGACGGTGGCTGCAAATTCTGTGAAGCCGGCAGCGCGCGCCAGGCGCAATGCGAGCCGGTTGTGTTTCGGGACGGGCCCGACGAGCCGCGTCGCGTCTGTCTCGCGCCAAACCCACTCGAGAAAGGCGCGCGCGATCGGTTCGGTCCTGCCCCACGTCCGCGGCCGGAAGCAAAAATGGATCTCTAGGCCGTCCACGATGAGGAACACGGCCGCGGCCGCCGCGCCTTCGCGCGCTACGATGTAAGCAATTCTTCCGTGTGTTGGGCCGGGCATAAATCCCGAGAGGGAGCCCGGTTCCTCTTTCGTCATGCGCCGCCAGCACCGCGCGTCGGTCAAAATGTCCCGAATCAGCGCGTAGTCCTCGGAGCGTGAAAACGTCGTCACGAGCCCGCGCATATCATCGAGATCGTATTAGTGCCGGTCCCGGTGATGATGACCTGAGAGCCTGAAACGAGCGCAATGTTGAACGCCAGGGCCGAGGTGTTGTTCGAGCCGGTGCAGTCGTAGCTGGTGGAGCTGGTAAAGACGGCCGCGCCGGTGAAGTTGACGGTGACGGTCCCGAGGGTGAGCCCGTAGTGGCCGATGACCATGTGTGCGCCGGCGGGCCCGGCCTTCACGCCGTTCGAGAAATAAATTCCGGGCGAGTTCGGGAAAAGCAAATTCATGGCCGGGTCAACGGCCGCGATGGTGTTGCCCAGGTAATCCTTGATCTCCCAGGCGTTCGCGGTGGGCGACGCGGCCATAATCGTGCGATGAACCGCCACGCCCGCAGCGGGTTGCATGAGCACCATGTTCGGGCTCGCGGACAGGGGCGCCGTCGTGTTGACTTCGACGGTATCGACGACACTCGCGAACAGGAATCCCAGGAGATTGAGTGCCGCGTTGCCGGTCCCGCCGCCGTCGACGCGGAGCTGCGCGACAGAGGCGCGGAGTTGCGCCGTGGTGGGGCCCGAGGAGTTGATCGCGGGAAACGTGCCTGGCGAGCTTTGCGAGAAGTTGATGATCGTATCGCCGGTGCTCGAAAAATTCGAGATGGTGCCGACCGCGGTGAGGTTCGCGCACGGCACCCCTTGCGTTTGGCTTTGCATGTAGATCGCACCCAGGCCGATGTTCTGGAACGTGTTGCCGGCGAGAGTCACCTTACTGATCACCGACTGGCAATTCGCCTGGACGGTGAAGGCCGCCGTGTTGCCGAGGTAGGTATCCCAGGAATTGAGGACCAGGTTGTTGGTGAACGTCACGGCCGGCAGGATGAGCGCGCAGTAGGAATACGCGACCATCGGGAATTTGTTATTGAGCAGCCGGTTGTTGGTCACGGTCCACGAGGTGTAGTCCTGGATGGTCGGGCATGACGCCGAGGCGAACCCGCCCTGGAGCAGCTTGACCGCCGAGTCGCCGTTGTTCTGGATCAGGTTGTTTTGGATAAGGACGCCGCGGATCGCCAGGGTGTAGATGCCGTGGTCGTTCATGACCGTGCCGGGGGGTGTGTTGCTGTTGCCGCTGAGTGTGGAATCCTCGACCGTCAGAAAGACCGCGTTGGCCGCGTTGATGGGTTCCGCCACGGCGCCCGCCGGCGCGCTCACCGCGATATTGCAGTCGCGCACGGTAATCGAGGCGAGGAGGTCCGTTTCGCTGGTGCCGTTCACGTCCATCCCGAAGTTGAAGCCCGATGAATTGAAGCGAAGGAACGTCACGGTGTAGCCGAGCATCGGCGCCGCCGCCACGCTGTCACCCACTTCGACTGCGATCATGAACTGTTGCGTCACGAGCGGCGCGGTGTTGATGGCGAGGTCCTGAATCCATATCGAGAAATTCGAAAGGATGCCGCCGTTCAAGTTTGCGATGCGGGTCTGCACGATCATACTCGCGGTCGGTCCGTCGCCCGAGAGGAACATGGCGCAGCCGGTTTTGAGGCGTGTGCTGATGTTGTAGGTGCCGGCCGGAAAGTAAAGCCGCGGGGTCGACGGCGCGATCAGAGTGCCGCCCGAAATCCAGGCGCCGTTGCCGGTCGAGGCCGCGCCCGTCGCCACCGAATAGAGCGCCAGGGTGGTCGTCGTGAGGGACACCGTTGACCAGGTGCCGTTGGCCGCGGTGTTGCCGGCGACGCCTGAAATCGTTACGATAACTCCGTTGACTAGCGCGTGCGCCGCGGTCGTGACGACAATAGGGGACACTGCGGCGCCCGTGGTTGCGGTGATCGCGAGCGTGCCGCCGCACGCCGCGTTTAAGCCCGTCTGAATCGCTACCGTGTCGTCGGTGACGCCGTTGCCGGTGGCGCCGAAATCCTTAACCGATATCGTGTCGGTGAGCTTCGACTGGACCGTCCGGATCTGGCCGCCTTTTTGCTCGAAGGTCTGGAAGCGGGACGTCCCTTGGCCTTCGGCGAGTGCCGCCGCGATCGCGAGTATCAGAAGAATTTTCATAGAATCGGGAGCCCGGTGGTGATGGCCGTGAGCGCGTTTAAACCGTCCGGACGCACCACGAACGTGAGCGAACAATAGGTGCCGAGCGTGGTGTCCAGCATTCCGACGATTGCCACGGCGCCGGCATAGCCCGCGTCGAAGCTAACCGCGGAACCGCCCGCGCCCGATTGAACCAGGTGCAAGGTCCAGGTCTGCGCCGTCGCCTGATTCGCCGGCGTGATGATCGCGGTCAGCGGGTCCACCAGGTCCACTTCCTGATTGAGCCCTTGCCCCAGGTCGGGCGTCGCAGAGAACAGCGGGCCGGCGGTGATGATCGGCACGATGTAATAGCCGTCCGCCGAAACCGTGCCGGGCGTGGAGGCCTGCCCGAACAGCGAACTGAGCGCGAGCCACCAAGGTTTCGAGAACAGCGTAGTGCCGCCGGTATCGAGCGGAACGTTCTGCGGCGGGATGGTGATGATGGCGGGCATCAGACTGTGCCGACCACCAGGTCGCACTGAAGATCGATCAGCGCGACGCGGGTCTGACCGTTGCCCGAGAAGCGGGGAATCCGGCCGCGGCTCTCTCCGTTGCGCAGCCAGTACACGCGCGTCGCCGATGGATCCACGGGCGCCGCGACCGCGGCCACGCGCGGATTGATGAATGTGACGCCGCGGTCGTCGGAGTAGTCGTAGGTGATCGTGGGCAAGCCCGCGGGCGCAGATCCGGTTTCCATTTCGAGGTCGAGCCGGCCAAAGAATTGTCGCTTGCCGCC